GTTTTGTTTGTTTCTTTGGTTTAACTTCAACAACATATGTTTTAATTTGTCCAGTGCTTTCTTTCACCTTAATAAGAAAGTCTGGATAATATCTATGAACTCTTTTGTCAACTGGTGAGATGTAAGGAATATAAAACTCTTCACTACCCCACTCTACAATGTTCTCATTTAGATCACACCAATGACAAAACTTTCTCTCCCAACTACTGCGGCAAATAATATTGTTCGGATCTCCTTTATATTTTTTGGGATGAGATGGTTTGTATTTACTTTTGATACTTTCTGCCATACATAATATATAAGTCAAAAAGTATTTATAAATGCCCTCCTCAAAGAGCATTGCTGATATCAAATCAGCACTTTTAAATCCAGCAACAACATCTCATTTTGAAGTAGAAATTCCAAGGCCATCTGGTCTTTCTACAAGATATCTTATTGAAAATGGAGTAAAATTAAATCAAGATAAATTAAATCTTCTTTGCTCTGACGCTATACTTCCTGGATCTACTTTTGCTACTCATGATATTTCTGGGGATTACCATGGAACTATTCATCGCCATGCTTACAGAAGATTGTATGATGATAGAATTGATTTAAGTTTTTATGTTGATGCTGAAAATTATTTACCTATCAGATACTTTGAAACTTGGATGAAGTATATTTCTGGAGAACAAATCGCTGCTGCTGAATCTGGAAGACCAGGTGTTGCTGAAGAAAGATATTTTTATAGAATGAATTATCCAAATCTCTATATTTGTAACCAAGGATTAACTGTAACTAAATTTGAGAGAAGTAGTCTTGGTGGTGCTAAAGGAACCCCAGCATCCAGCTTAGTTTACAATTTTGTAAATGCTTTTCCAATAGCTTTACAATCTATGGCAGTGTCCTATGATAGTTCTTCTTTATTAAAATGTACAGTGTCATTTTCGTACATCAGATATTATGTAGCACCAGGATCTCCAACAGCAGAACCTACACAAACCAATCCAACACAACAAGCAGCTTTAAATCAGGTAGCCACGAACCTTTCTGGAACTGGTGCGTTGGCAACTTCTGGAACTGGACTCAATATTGGTGGTATTCCCACTTCATCAGCAAATGCTTCTGGAAATACTGTTTCTGGGTTTACTGTTGGAGCGAACTCAAATATTGCTTAATAAATAATCACATCTGAAATTTCTATAGGTTATTATGCCATTACCAAAGATTTCTACGCCAACTTATGAACTTGAGTTGCCATCATCAGGACAGACAATTAGATACAGACCATTTCTAGTTAAAGAAGAAAAGTTATTAGTAATTGCTTTAGAGAGCGAAGATACAAAGCAAATTACTAATGCTATTAAAGCAGTAATTAAAAACTGTATTTCTACAAAAGATATTAAAGTAGAAACTTTACCAACTTTTGATATTGAATATTTGTTTTTGAATATTAGAGGAAAGTCTGTTGGTGAAGAGGTTGAAGTTAATATCATTTGTCCAGATGATGGTGAAACTAATGTGACCGTTAGTATTAATCTGGATGATATACAAGTTCAAAAGAATGAAGAGCATACAAACAAAATTAAAGTTGATGGTAATATTATGATGGAAATGAAGTATCCATCACTTGAGCAGTTTATTAAAAATAACTTTGACTTTAATAATGAAAATGCGATGGAACAATCTTTTGATTTGATTTCATCTTGTATTGATAAAATTTATACTGAAGATGAAGTATGGTCTGCTGCAGATGTAACTAAAAAGGAACTTACCGAGTTCTTGGAGTCTATGAATTCTTCTCAGTTTAAAGATATTGAGAAGTTCTTTGAGTCAATGCCTAAACTTTCTCATAAGATTGCGGTTACCAATCCAAAAACTAAAGTAGAAAGTGAAGTTGTTCTTGAGGGCTTAGCATCTTTTTTCGCGTAGCAATGGTCCATATGGACCTTGAAAATTATTTCAGACTCAACTTTGCCTTGATACAGTACCATAAATATTCATTATGGGAAATTGAAAATATGATACCTTGGGAAAGGGATGTGTATGTTGGGTTATTACAACAACATCTTGAAGAGGAGCAATTGAAACAGCAGCAACAAAAGTCAAGTTTCTAATAGTTTGGTAGAATGGCAGTCAATCAACAGAAATTTTTGCCCAGAAGAACCACAGTTCAATCTGCTGCTGTCGCTCCACAACAACAGCTGGTTGCTGCCCCTGCCGATACTGCTGCTCTTCAAGATATATCAAAGTCTTTAACGAGAATTATACAACTTCTTACTCAACAGAATACTCAGGTCACAAAAGAAGTTAATCAGGAAAAAAAGAATCAAGAAGTTGCTAGAAGAAAGAAGATAGAATTAGGATTAGAAGGGGCATTTAATGCGGTTAAAAATACTGCTCAAGAAGTGATTGCTCCTGTAAAAAGTATATTAGATCAGATTATTCAGTTCTTTGTTACTTTATTTTTAGGAAAGGCATTACTAAACTTAATTAATTGGTTTGCGAATCCGGAGAATCAAAGTAAGGTTCGTTCAATTGCCAGATTCTTAAAAGACTGGTGGCCTTCTTTAATTGCTGGATACATTTTATTTGGAACGGGTTTTGGTAGAGTTGTAAGAAGTCTTGCTAAAGTAGCAATAGCAGGAACAGCAAGACTTGTTGTTATTGCTGCCAGACTAGCAAAAGCAATTGCTACAGGGAAAGGTCTCAAAGGTATTGGTCAAGCACTTGGATCTGGTGGAGGTGGTGGAAAGCTTGGTTTAGTTAAACTTGGTTTGGGTGCCGTTGCCACAGTTGGAGCTGGGATGGCAATCAATAAGTTTATGGGTGGTGATGAACAAGCACCACAACTTGATGTTCCAGAGGCACCAGCAGTCCCTTCAATGGGTGCTTTTGGTGGTGGATTTGCTGATTTAAAAACTATATTTGCTGCTAACGGTGGAGCAATATCTTCTCAAGTAAGTCCATTTACATCTTTCTTTGGATCTGGTGGTCTTGCTAGTTTGATGGCAGGAGTGAATGGTGTAGTATCTGGACCCAAAGGAATTGATAGAGTTCCAGCAATGCTTACCGATGGTGAGTTTGTAATGTCTCGTGGAGCCGTTCAGAAGTTTGGTGTGGGTGCGTTGGAGGCAATGAACGCCGCTGGTGGTGGAACTAATCGCCCTCGTGTTGTTAGTCAGAGAGTTTATGCTGCTGGTGGAGGATTGATTGGAAGTGATCCTTCTGAAGGAAATATGGCATATCAAGATCCAGTTCTTTCAGATACAAAGAGGATATCAACTGAAGATAGATTGAAAAGAATAGAAGAACAGATGAAAGTCCAAAGAAGACTTGCTTCTGGTTCTGGTATTCAAACTGCTGCTGGTATGGGATTTGGGACAACATATCAAGGAAGAAAGTCTATTCTTGTTAAAGGTGGCACACAAAAACTAGGTGCTGGAACTGGATATGATGCTATCACAGTTCCAAAAATAAATGTTGGTGGAATGGAATACTTTGCCCAAAAGAGAGGGAAGGATATAATATACTCTTCAAATTTTGCTAGTGGCTTATCTGGTCAAGTTGATAAGTATGGTGCCAGAAGCAGAGGATATAGTGGAGCAGGATCTGGTCTTATTGGTGGGTCAGGATTAAAAGATTTTGATAAGAAGAATCTTCCAAAGACAAAAATTATGATGGGTCCAGACGGTCCATTCGTTGCTTACTTAACTTTTAAAGGTGGAGAACCAACATATCAGAGAGCGACTCAAAGAAATAAAGGTATGATGGAGTCTCTTGCTGACTTCTTTGATCCAAAGGGTGCTAAAGGTAGGGAGGAAACTCTTAACGCAAGAACAATGCGTACTACTGCTATTGGCGATTTGGAAGATATGAGACGCCGTGGCATGACAGAAGATAATATTAAAAAGATGTTGAATGAACGTCTTGGTCCTAATGGTTATGCTAGAGCCACAAATGATTTAAAGGCAAAGCAAAATAAAGCAGCCATACTCAATAGAGAAACAACCAAATCTAAACCAGGAGAATCTGCTGCCGATGCTAAAATCAGAGGTGGAGCAATAGAAGATACTCGTAGAGGTGGTATTTTTGGTCAGGCATGGCGTACTGGCGTTAGAATGTTTGGTACAAATAAAGATATTGAAAGAGTTGATGCGGCAGATAAAGCATCCGAAGCTAGAATAAAACAAAGAGTTGCTGCTTCTCAAGGAAGATACTATTCATCATCTGATGGTAAGTATTATAAAGATTATGCTGCAGCAGAATCTGCAAGAAAAGCAAGAGTAGCAAAATTGGGAACAAATAAACCATCACAAAAACCAATTACTCCAACACCAAAACCACCACCAAAGGTGGTGGCAGCACCATCATCTACTCGTAGAGGGCAAGGTGGTACATCAGGAGCTAACGCAAAACCATCAGTCCCACAATTCCCAGCTTCAAAACCAAATAAGAAGACTTCTAAATTCCTTGGGATTTTTTGATAGATGGCAAAAATAGTTTCTCCTTTAACTGGAACTTTAAAATCTATAAAGTCGCAGTTTATCAGTAAAGAGAAACTGTTGAAGTCTTCTTTGAAAGTTCAGCAGAAAAGATCTGAAGATAAAAGGAAGAATTCTGAAAGAGAAAGATTTATTAATTATGAAAAAGTTCTAGAGAGACCTCTAGCAGTTTTAGGAAAACCTATAAAGTCTATTACAAAAAGACTTGGGTTTCTTGATGCTTTGAAAAATTTTATAGTTAATGTTCTACTAGGGTTCTTTGCTTTAAGATTACTTAAATATCTTCCTCAATTAAAAGAAGTCTTTATTACTATTCTAAAAGCAGGAAACTTTATAATAGAAATTAGTGGAAAAATATTAGATGGTCTGGTGACATTTGTTGACCGTGGATATGCTGCGTATGACCACGCCAGAAAAATAGTAGGTAAGATTGGAGGTGAAGCGGCTATTGAGAGTATGGATAAACTCTCAAGTCAAATGAATTCTGTTATGAATTCAATCTTTATCGCTGGAATGTTATTCAGTGATTTTGGTGGAGTTGGTCAAGGTGGGGGAGTTGCTAAGAAAGCAATTGATGCTAGTGTTGATACAGTCAAGAATGTCCTTACAGAACAAGCAGGGCAGCAGGTAGCAAAGCAAGCAGCAAGAGCAGCAGTAGGTCCTCTTGGAGCAGCTGGAATAGTATTAGGAACTGGACTACTCGCTTCTGCTATCGGTGAAGGTGCCTACCAAGTAAAGAAACTTGGTACAGGATTACAGGGATGGTTATCTGGGAAGATGAACGAATCCTCCCAAGATAAAAATCCTCTTACTAGATTTCTAAAGAAAGGATTCTATGGATGGTTAAGCACATCTCTTGGTCCAGCAATTTGGATATTAAATGGAACAGGAGTGTTGTTTGATATTGTTGGTGCTCCATTTAGATATGGAGTTGAATTAATTCGTGCTGCGTTTATGAAGTTAAATGATGATGCTAAAGGTCTTGCTCAACAAAGAAAAAACCTTGGTAAGTTTGATGCTAGAATTCGTGATGGAATAAGAGAAAATTTTTCCATTCTTTCTCCTCTGTTTAAGTTTATGGGAATGAAAGGAGTTTCCCAAAAGTTAGAAACTCCTGGATCTTTTGGTAGTTTGTATGGTGAGCAAGCAGTTAAAGATATGGGATATTATGGTGGAGGTAAAGTAAAGGTTGGAAAGTATGCTTCTGGTGGTCCTGTTTCAATTCAAAGAACAGAAGTAAAGGATGTTGATATACCAAGAACAGATGTATCAAGGTTTTCTCCACTGAGTATTGGATCTTTGGTTGGTGGAGTTGATGCTTTCTCTAAAGTTTTTCCCTATGTTGATGATAAATCAAGAATGAATCGTTATTCTTATATGAAAGATTCGCATCAAACAATTCAATCTATTCCCAATGTTGGTGCGATATTATCTTTAGCATCCAAATCATTACTGGGGGATAAAGTTACTGGAGATGATTATGATTCTGCTGCTAATGAATTAAGTTCCTTTATGTTTAAAGGGTTGAGTGAAACAGATCCAACCATTGCTCAATCTCTATTTTCTGTTATGGATACAATGATATTTACTAAATTTATGTCATTGTTTTTGATGAAGTCTATGAAGGAACAGATTTCTGGAATTGTTAATTTGTTGAGAGTTCAAGTTGGATTAGCTCCAGTTCCAGGAGATCCATCAAACTCTGAAGCAGATCCATGTGCTACTGCTTGCGATACTGGACCATCTGCTGCTGGAGCAGCGGTCTATGGGGATGCTACTGATAAGGCAATTCTTGATTTGATTTCTTCCGTTGAGGCTCAAAGTTATGACACTATGAATGTATCACGAGGAGCAACACCGGGAAAACCAACTCAAATGACTGTTGATTGGTTGGAGGCAAATGCTAGAGGTGCTATTGGTAGATATCAACATATGCCAGGATATTTTAAGGAACGTGTGATTGCTGCCGGATTTAAAGGTAGTGATAGATTTACTCCAGAGGTTCAGGACAGAACTACATTACATTTCTTATATACATCTCATAGTTATAGGCAATGGAGAAATGGTCAAATAAGTGATGAAGCATTTGGAAATAAGCTTTCTGCGACTTGGAGAGGTCTTCCTCATAGTAGTGGTGGAACTTATCCTGACGAACATGCTGGTAGAAACAAAGCTCATATGTCAAGACCTGCTTTTATGACGAGGTTGGCACAGATAAGAGCAGGAGCGGGAACAGGAAGTGCGTCAATGGCAAAGATAGCACCAGGATCTCCCGCTGCTAATGTTGATTCTTGTATCTGTGACCCAAGTGTTCCTGATGGAGATCCTGGACAAATTGGGGGAGACCCAGGACCAGGTGGAGGAACCTTAAGATTTGGTAGAACTGGTAGTATGAGTGTTGCTGCTGGATGGGCACACGCTCACTTTGATACTGTTAATGGAACACCTCAGAATGTTATTATAAATGATACTGTTCCTCTGCTCAAAAAGATGGCATCTTCTGGATTAAAACCAGAATTGTTTGATACCACTCCCATCTTGGCTGGAAAGGATAATAATTACTATATTGATCTAATCAAAAAAGGAATAACTCTACATACTCATCGCCCTGGACCAAGATTTGACGTTAATATGCCAGGATTTCCTTTGGTTCCTTTTCCCTTGAAGGATGTTAGATATACTCCAAATGAAGGACAAGGTGTTAATGCTCTAGTTCCTGGGTCTGGAAAAACTGCTCTATTCCACTTGGGAAATAATCCAACAACAGGAAAATATTCATCATCTAGACAATCTGGTGGTCCAACATTTACTGGTGGTATTAGATTACTACACCAAGGTGAATATGTAATTGATAAAGATTCTGTTGATTTGTTTGGTGGAGTTTCTTTCTATCATATGATTAATGGTGTTGAGAATAAAAAACAAAGAGCACAAAAGTCTTCAAGTCTAATACAGCACTTAAGTAAATATACCGGAAGAAAGATTGATCAAAGACCAACTATAATAGTTGAGAGTCCTGAAGATATCATTGTATCATCTCCTCCGATTTATGTTCCATCTGGTTCTGGTGGATCTGGATCTTCAGGCGGAGAGAGTGATTGGGAATATGATAACCTGGAGTTGAGGTAAGGTATGGCATACAAAGAACTCAAGAATCCAACTACTACAATCATCAAGAAGCAAGTAATTCGTGTTGAAAAACTTGTTGGTCAAAAAAATAAGTTTAAAGGTGTTGCCTTTAAAGAAAAGATAAAACTTCAAGAAGTAAAAAATAGAAGAAAGAAAGAAGAAAAAATAGAAGCAAATGGAAAAGAAAAACTAGTATCAAATAAGATACCTACACCAAAACTTGGATTTCTTGACGTTATAAAAAACTTTTTATTCTCTGTTTTATTTGGAGCACTAACTCTTAAACTTTTACCTCACTTACCAAAACTCAAAGGTTTATTAATTACCACCTTAAAGATTGGTAATTTTGGAATTGAGTTTGCTGGAACAATCTTGAATGCGATGGCAACCTTTGTTGATAAAGCGTATCAGATAATTGATTTTGGTAAACAGCAAGCAAAACTTCTAGGTGGAGATACTGGTGTAGCCAACTACGAAAAGATGCTTGGGTTGGCAAACAAAGTAATGAACTCCATGCTCATTGCTGGTATGTTGTTCTCTGATTTGATTGTTAGCGACTCTAGATCCAGTGCCGCACAGCAAGCAACAGAATTTGTAAAAGATAGAGTTGTTCAACAAGCAGGACAAAGAGCAGCTCAGCAGGCAGTTATTCGCGGAACAACTC